ATCCTCGTTCTCTCTGAACGAGACCGAACCAGCCGGAACCGGCTTGCACCGGGTCGGATCGAGTGGTGATTGGGTGGGATCTACCCCGAGGCTGGTCACGCCGGTTGAGGGTGCTGGGTCGTATGGCCCTGAGGTGGCGTCGTTCGCTGAGGCGATCTACGGGATCACGCTGATGCCTTGGCAACAGAAGGTCATCAACGATCAGCTCACGTACGGCGACGACGGTCGGCTTCTGTTCTCCAGCGCTCTGACCTCGACGGCGAGACAACAAGGGAAGTCCGTGGCCTTGAAGGTGCTCGCGTCGTGGTGGGCCGTCGGCATGGCGGCGAACCGAGGAGAGCCACAGTCGGTCGTTCTGGTCGCCAACGAGTACGAGCGAGTGTCGGTCATGTTCCGTGAGATGGAGCCGGTGCTCACCGAGAAGTTCGGAGCCAAGTCCTACAAGTCGTTCGGACGCGAGTCCCTGACGTTCCCGGATGGCTCGACGATCCGGCTCGCAGCTGCGACCGACGGCAAGCACGGCTACTCGATCGACTACCTGCTCCTCGACGAGATCTGGCAGATCAAGCCGTCCGTCGTCTACCAGGCGTTCCGGCCTGCAATGATCGCGCGCCGAGACTCCCAGATGTCCTGTTGGTCCACCGCCGGAGACGCCGGCTCAACCGTCCTCCAGCAGATGCGCGCACAAGGCATTCAAGCGATCGACTCCGGGCAGACGGGCCGGATGTACTTCTGCGAGTTCTCCCCTCCAGCCGGGATCGACCCCTCCGACCGGCGATGGTGGCCTGCCGCCAACCCTGCCCTCGGGATCACCGTGGACCACGACGCCCTCGAGGACGCATGGACCTCCATACCTCGAGCCGAGTTCGTGCGCGCGCACCTCAACCTGTGGCAAGGAGCGAACGACTCGTGGCTTCCCCCCGACGTCTGGGACGGCCTCACCACCACCGGCGAACCACCGAGCGGAGGGTTCCTCGCCGTGGACTCCAGCCTTGACGAGAACCGGATCGTCGGCGTCCGAGCCGTCCGCTCCGGCCTCGAGGTGATCGTCACCGTGGCCTTCGTCGTAGACCGGCAGACCGCCATGTGGACCGAGATCGCCAAGGTCCTCGACGGCAACGACACACAGCTCCTCATCACGCCCGGATACGAGCCGCTCATCCCACCGGATTATCGGAGACGGACCGAGATCGTCGGCTACCGCGAACTCAAGACCATGACGCCGATCGTGCGCCGTGCGATCCTCGACGGACAGATCCGACACACCGGCGAAGTGTCATTGGCAGAGCACATCAATCAGGCCGTCATGGTCAAGACCAACGACGGCGCACCGCTCTCCGCACAGAAGTCGCCGGGCCCGATCGAACTCGCACGATGCGCCGTGTTCGCAGCCGGACGTGCGCTCGCCCCAGCCGTCCGCAAAAAGGCGGCGTTCGCATCTGGCTGACATGAGTAGACCTCACCTGTAAACGGTGGGAGACTCCGTCGTATGGCGTTCGGCAAGCAGAAGCAGAAGGCGGCGTTCGCGTCCGCACCGCTCAAGGCTGCCGCCGGATCAGCCGCCCAGATTGGTCAGTTCTACACCTACTCAGTCGGGAATAGGGAAGAGCAGGCCCTGAGCGTCCCCACCGTCGCACGGTCTGTGCAAATGATCGCCTCGGTCGTGGGATGCCTCGGACTCAAGCATTACACGCTCCAATGGACCGGCGAAGAGTACGAGGAGATCTACCTCGAACTCGAGCAATGGATGCGCCAACCGGACCCCAAGGTGACCCGCAACTTCATCATGTCCCAGACCTCGACGGACCTGATGCTCCACGGCTCGGCCTTCTGGTACGTCACCTCACGCTCCAGCGCCACCGGCAGGCCTCTCTCGTTCCAATGGCTCCCAGCGTCCATGGTCGCCCTCGAGGACCAGCAGACACCGCAACGCTTCGGCCCGTCCAGCGAAGCCACGTTCAACGGCATCAAGCTCAACATGGACGACGTGCTCCAGTTCATCGCCCCGACCCAAGGCATCCTCTACACCGGGCAACGTGCGATCCAGACCGCCATCAAACTGGACCGCGCCGCCGACCGCTTCGCCGTGAACGAGATCGCCGCCGGCTACCTCCAGCAGACCGACGCCTCCGAACCGATGTCCGGCGAAGAACTCGCAGAGCTCGCAGCCGCATGGTCCGAGGCCCGACGCAAGTCCGCGATCGGCGCACTCAACTCCGTGGTCACCTTCAAGGAGTTCACCTCCGACCCGTCCAAGTTGCAGCTCGTCGAGTCACGCCAGTTCCAAGCGCTCGAGCTGTCCCGGCAATGTGGCATCCCCCCGTACCTGCTCGGCATCGGCGTCCCCGGATCGTTCACCTACCAGAACGCACAGCAGGCCCGACAGGACCTCTACCTTTTCGGAGCGAAGGCCATCCTCGACTGCATCCAAGAGACGCTCTCGTCATCGTTCTGCCTCCCCCAAAACCGCTACGTGAAGTTCGATTTGGAGGATTACCTCTACGAGAACTCGCTGTCGGACGTCGAGGTGGAGGACGAGGCCGAGGTCCGCATCAACGAAGGAGGACGCCGATGATCCGGCTCACCGCACAACTCGTCACGCTCGACGCCGCCGAAGGCGACACGCCGTCACGCACCATCACCGGCCTCGCTGTCCCGTGGGACACCGTCGCCACCCTGTCCGGTGGTGAGCAAGTCAAGTTCCTGAAGGGATCGCTTCCCGAGGACGGACCGGCCCCAAAGCTGCTCGAGTTCCACGACGACACCCGAGTGATCGGCGTCGTCACCGAACGAGTGTCCACCGACGAGGGCATGATGTTCTCAGCGAAGCTCGCCACCACGCGCGCCGCCGACGACAGCCTCGCCCTACTCGCCATGGGCGCACTCGACTCCGTCTCGGTCGGAGCCGTGCCCACCAAGTTCAAGCGCACCGCCGGAGGCGTCCTTGAGGTCTCCGAGGCCCGATGGCTGGAACTGTCCGTCGTGACAGTCCCGGCATACGCCGACGCACAGGTGTACTCAGTCGCCGCCTCAGCTGAAGAAGCCGAGACGATCGAACCCCAGCAAGAAGAATCCAACCCAACCCAAGACTCCGAGGAGGAGAACATGGAAGCCCAGCCCACCACCGTCGAGGCGGCAGTCGCCACGACCCCGATCTACGCGAGCGCCAAGCGCGAGTTCACCATGCCGAGCGCCGCCGAGTGGATCTCCGCACAGCTCATCGGCGGATCGTACGCCGCGAACTTCAACGCCAACCTGCGAGCCGCCGCACCGGACGTGACCACGAGCGACCTCGACGGCATCCTGCCCCTGCCCATTGTGGCCCCCATCTACTCGGGCATTCAGGGCCTGCGCCCTGTGTGCGATGCGGTGGGCGTTCGCGGACTTCCCGCTGCGGGCAAGGTGTTCATCGTCCCCAAGATCACGACCCACACGTCGATCGGTGGACCGCAGAACCAGAACAGCACCATCACCGCCGGTCAGTACATCGTCGATGACATCCAAGTCCAGAAGGACATCTATGGAGGCTACGTCGAAGTCTCGGAGGCTTCACTCGATTGGACGTCGCCCGAAGTCCTGCAGGGTCTGCTCGAGGACATGGCGAAGGAATACGCCATCGCCACCGACAACGCAGCCGCCGACGCCCTCCTGTCCGGCACGTCGCAGGCCACCGGCAACGTCGCACCGACCGACCCGACCGACTGGATCGCCAAGGTGTACGCCTGCGCGAACACCATCCTCAGCCAGGGCAACTACCTGCCGGATCACCTCTTCGTGTCCGGCGATGTATTCGCGCAGCTCGGGCAACTCTCGGACAGCTCAGACCGTCCGCTGTTCCCGCAGGTCGGCCCGATGAACGCCTTCGGCTCGATGACGCCCGGATCCCGTGACGCCACCGTGTTCGGTCTCCGCCTCGTCGTGGACACCAACTTCGCCGCCAAGACCACGATCGTCGGAGCCGCCGCCACCGGTGCGTTCCGAGTGTACGAACAGCAGAAGGGTGCGATCTCCATCGACAACCCGTCGCAGCTGTCGCGCACCATCGCCTTCCGTGGCTACTTCGCGCCGAAGATGATCGACGCCACCAAGTTCATGAAGATCCCGCAGGCCTGACGCACGGCACAGCAGAAGGACGAGGGACTAGACCATGGCGACATTCACAGTCATCGAGCACATGAGGCTCGACGACTACGCCGTCATTCAGACCCTCGAGGACACCGAGATCGGGGTCGGGCAGACCATAACGCTGTCCGGCCTCGGTCACGGCCTGAACGGTACGCACACCGTCTTCGCTGTGCCGACGTTCCTGTTCGATGGCGTCGATCATCAAGGCGACTTGATGTACGACACCAACGTCATCCTCCCAAACCAACTCCTGTTCTACGACGCAGGCGACGACCTTGAGCGTGGAGCGGCGATCCCCACCGGGACGCTCACATGGAGCATCACGTGCACGTGGACCACGTCGGCCCTCGTGACCGAGTTCCTCGGCATCTCCGGTGCCACCGCCAACGACACCGCCTACATCGCCACCTGTGTCGCAGCTGCGAACCAATGGTGCTTC